GCGCCTGGCAGCCTTGAGGACGTCGGGCGCTTTGCGGGCGCCAGCATGAAGAAAGACCACAAGGGCGCTGCGCTTGTGCGCAAGTGCTGCCTGCCACCGTTCAAGCACACCGCGCAAGACCTGGCCGACCTATTTGAATACTGCAAACAGGACGTGCGCGCCATGCGCGCGATCAGTAAAAGTCTGCGTGAGCTATCGCCCGACGAGCTGGCCGACTACCACGTCAACGAGCGCATCAACGACCGAGGCGTGAAGGTCGACGTCGACCTGTGCCTTGCCGCCATGCGTTACAGCGAGGCTGAGCGCGTCGAGATCGAGGCGCGCGTCGTGGAACTGACCGAAGGCGCGGTGACGTCCGTGCGGTCGCCTAAGATGCGCCAGTGGGTGCTGGAGCGGCTAGGGCCGGAGGCGCGGAAGTTGGCGCGCTCGAAAGACAAAGACTCGATTGACAAGACCGTTCGCGCCAATCTGTTGGCGATGGAGAATCCCGATGAGGTACCGCCCGCTGTTGCCGAGGTCATCCAATGCGCCGACGATCTCTGGGCGTCGAGCACTGCGAAATTTGGCCGCCTCGCGTCGTTGGCTGATGATGAAGATCAGCGCGTGCGAGGCGCATTTGTTTTTGCTGGAGGCGCAGCGACAGGCCGCGCTGCGAGCTATGGCGCTCAGGTCCACAACTTCCCCAGAAAGAGCGCCAAAGAGCCCGTTGAACTTCGACACGCCCTCGTTCGAGGCCACGCTGTCGTGCCTCGGTTCGGAAAGCGGGTCACTGACGCCCTGAAGTCGATGCTCCGCCCAGCGCTGGTGGCCGAGCATTCATTCGTCGTCGCTGACTGGAGCGCGATTGAGGGCCGGGTCAACCCGTGGTTGTGCGGGGCGGAAGCAAAGCTCGACATCTTCCGCCAGCGCCTCGACCCGTACAAGGTCAACGCGGCGGCCACCTATGGCGTGCGGTATGAAGACGTCACCGACGAGCAGCGCCAAGTCGGCAAGGTGCAAGAGCTGGCGCTCGGGTTCGGCGGCAGCACCGGCGCGTTCGCTGCGATGGGCCGGGGCTACGGCGTACGGTTTGAAGAAGCCCAAGCCCGTCGGATCGTCGACGCCTGGCGCCGTGCGAACCCGTGGGCCGTGATGTTCTGGCAAGACCTCGAGCGCGCGTACATGAGCGCGATGCGTCATCCGGGCCATGAGTTTACTGCGGGCCGCGTGACGTACTTTTATGACAAACAGCACCTTTGGTACATGCTGCCCAGCGGGCGCGTGCTTTGCTACCCGTTTGCCAAGTTCGAGGGCGAGCACCTGACCTATGCGAAGGCGTCATGGAAGCCTGCGGCCGATGCGACCGAGTGGCCGCGAGCGCGCTTATGGGGCGGGCTCGCCTGCGAGAATGTGACGCAGGCAAGCGCTCATGACATTCTGCGTGCTGCACTGCGTCAATGCGATGGCGTGGTGGCGCACGTGCATGACGAGATCGTTATCGAGACGGCTGAACCTGAACGGGTGCGGGCCGAGCTTGAGCGTATTATGGTGACCCCGCCCGACTGGGCGGTGGGGTTGCCGCTCGCCGTGGAGGCCAAGATCATGGCCCGATACGGCAAATAAAAACGCCCGCTGGCAGGCGGGCGCTGAACTACGGGAGAAGGTATGAATTTCGAGCAGTATATCATCGACCTCGCACCAGAGGGCGAGACAGCGTTATTTGTGCGTCAGAAACCACGCCGTGACGCGAACGGCGAATTGCAGTACCACGCCGATGGCGCGCTCAAGGCGTCATGGCCGGCATCGTTGCCGGACCTGTCGAAGGTGCGTGAGGGCGCTTGGTACGGCAACACCGGCAGCTTTGTCATCGACCGGTTTGAGAACGGCAAGCCGTCCGCGAGCGCGGCCAATGTCGACTATGTGCTGGTGATGGTGCTGGATGACGTCGGCGAGCCCAGCAAGGCACCGCGCACCTCGCCTGTCCCGCCGACTTGGGTCATGGAGACGTCGGCGGGGTCGTATCAGTGGGGCTATGCCTTCGACCCCGAGGACCAACCGACCAAAGCGGCCTACAGCGCCGCTATCCGCGCGATCGCTGAGGCCGGCTACAGTGACCCCGGCGCGATCAATCCAGTGCGCAACTTCCGCTTGCCGGGCTCGGTCAACCTGAAGCCGGACAAGGGCGGCTTTCAAGCGCGTCTGGTCGAGTTCTACCCCGAGCGCGTCTACCGCCTGCCGGACCTTTGCGCCGCTTTGGGTGTCGACCCGGGGCCGGACGATAGCTCGGGTCTGCGGCCCGTGCGCTTGTCGGACGACGGGGCCGATGACGTGCTGGCGTGGCTGTCGGCGCAGGGTCTGGTGCTGTCGCGTCCGAATCCGGAGGGCTGGGCTGGGGTCGTCTGCCCTAACCATGCCGACCACAGCGATGGCAACCCCGAGGGTCGGTATCTGGGTCTCACACGCGCGTATTGTTGTTATCACGGCCATTGTGGCGATTGGGACAGCGCGCGCTTTCTTGAATGGGTCGCAGAACAAGGCGGACCGAAGCACACACCGGGCCTACGCGACGAGCTGCTGACGCAGCGCATGTCCGAGGTTATGTCGCGCCTGACGCCGACCGAAGATTACCCCGACGCCGCTGCGGCGGTGGTGGCCGAGGTCGAGCGCCGGGAGGCCGGGCGGCTTGAGCGGGCCGAGTGGTTTGAACGGTACGCTTATGTCGCGGACGGGGACTGCTATTTCGACCTGATCGAGCGCCGAGAGCTGACCCGGCAAACATTTAACGCGCTGTACCGGCATGTGACGTGCTGGTCGGTTCACGCCACGGGCGCGAAGAAGCGCCGGGTTGAGGCGTCGATCAGTTTCGATGAAAACCGGCAGGCCATGGGCGCGCGGGTGCTGGAGGGGCTCACCTATGCTGCGGGCGAGTCGATCATCTGCGCCCGTGATGGTCTTGCGTTCGGCAATCGCTGGCGTGACGCGCGCCCCGAGGGCCGATCGGGTGACGTGTCGCCGTGGCTTGCTCACGTCGAGCGCCTGGTGCCTGACGCGAAAGAACGTGAGCATCTGTTAAACGTGCTGGCCTTTAAAGTTCAGCATCCTAAGGTCAAGGTCAATCACGGCATTCTATTTGCGGGCGTGCCGGGTTGTGGAAAGGATTCGCTTTTCGCCCCGTTTTTGTACGCGATCGGCGGCAAGGATCTCGGGAACGTGGCGCTGGTGCGGAACGAAGAGGTGACGAGTAGCTGGGGCTATGCGCTTGAGTCTGAAGTGCTGGTGGTCAACGAATTGCGCCAAGCGGAGGCCAAGGACAGGCGCGCGCTCGAAAATCAGCTCAAACCCCTACTGGCCGCGCCGCCCGAGGTGCTGCCCGTCAATCGCAAATATTTGGCGCCTTACATGTCGGCGAACCGCTTGCTGGTGATCGCCTTCTCAAACGAACGGATACCGATCGCGCTCCCGTCCGACGATCGGCGCTGGTTCGTCATCTGGACGTCGGCGCCGAGGATGACCGAGGTGGAATCGAGCGCGTTGTGGGCGTGGTATATGGCGGGCGGGCGTGAGGCGGTGGCCGGGTGGTTGCGAGCGCGTGACGTGAGCGCGTTTGAGCCTGGCGCCACGCCTATGGTGACCGAGGCCAAACGGATGATGACCGAGGCGGGCATGTCACCCGTGGAATCCTACCTTTTGGAGCTTATCAGGGGCCGCATAGGCGAGTTTTCCTCGGGCGTGGTGTCAGCCCCCTGGCAAGAGCTTTGCGGGCGCCTGAGCGCGTTAGCGCCGTCTGGCGCGAGGGTGCCCGTGAGCGCGTTATTCCACGCGCTGGCCGAGGCGGGATGGTTGGATTGCGGGATGTGTCACTCGCGCGAACATCCCACGAAACGGCACCTATACTGCGCGCCCGATCTGGCCGAACTTGGCAAGGCTGAACTACGAAGGTTAAGCGAGCGCCCGCCGGGCGGTGGCGCCTTGCGCGCCGTCAAATAAAAAAGGGCGCCTACGGGCGCCCTGGTTGTTTATAGGCGCAGCGCGACGGCGAGCACTGCGACTAGCAGACCGACTAGGATTGCCGCTGTCATTCGATTTCGCGCGCTAGTTCAAAGTAAAGTGTTGATCCGTCCGGCGCGCGAACTTGAGCGGGTTCGATGGCCCGCTCGATTTCGTCTTGGATCGACGGCGCAATAAACCCGTCGTGCCAAGACGCGCCGATGAATTTGGCGTGCGGAGGGATGTCTGCAAAACTGCGAAGGGTTTTCATGGTGTCTCCTATATGATGTTGCGGGCCATGCAATATTGATCGACCGCGTCGGCCACTGGCGCGCCAGAATGGAAATAGTGAAGGACCGCCGGCCATTCTATGCGCCCCGATAGCTGAGGCGCGCGGGTCAATAGCAGATCAGAAAATCGCGCGCAATAGTCCGCTTGGCGTTGCGCTTTAGTCTCACCATAGTGTCGTTTCATGATGACAAACCTAAAAAGAGTGCGCAACCGAGCGCGATACCGGCGCCGATGAAAATCGCCCATTCGATGAGGTTTGAAGGCATGGTTCAGGCTCCTACGTATTTGACAATGGCGCCGCGGCCATGCTCGCGGCGAAGAGCGCGCATGCGATCGGCAACCAACTTGCGGATTGCCAGCGAGCGCGCGGTGCGGTGCGCAGGCAACACGCGAAAGTGCAACAGCGGGCTGTCGCCGATAGTCGCGTGCGCAGCGAGCGGGTCAAGACCGACTAGGCGCGACAGTTCACGCGCCGTGGTGACGTGCACCCGGTAAAGGGGGCGATTTAGCCATTCTTCGAAGGTCATCACTTGTTCTCCTGCATAGCGTGGATACGCGCGGCGATACCTTTCAATTCGCATTCGTAAGCGGTGAAGACAATCCCGCCACCGAACGATTTATTGTGAAACTTGCGGCCGCCTAACTTGTTTGCCCACTTCACCGCGCGAGCGTATCGCTCCGATATTGTCATGCTGACGCGCGCATGGAATCGCGTGTTAAAGGTTTCAAGGTCGGTGAAGTGACAGACATGGCGCGGGTTACCATTGACGTCATTCTTGACGCGGGTCCATTCGATTTGATGCTCTTGCATGGTGTATCTCCGAAAAAGGGCGCCTTGCGGCGCCCGTGAGGGTTAGACTGCGAACGCGGGTTTGCCCGTGTACTTCAATTCGTCGCCGGCCTCAAGGCGCATGGGCATAATCAAACCGAGCGCGCCGGGTAGGTTTGTAACAACAGACGGCGCGGTGCCATTGTGGTTGATGTACGGGCCATATGACCCGCCTAGCAGTTTGCAAACGTCACCAAACCCGCTCACATAGTCGGCATTAAACTGGGCAATTTCGCCAGACGTGGACGCCGGGATAATCCGGCGCCAGTCAGGGAATTTCCCGTCAATCGGCGCCGTGACGGCGCTGGTGGCGCCCGTGACAGTGATGCTGGTTTTGCCCTTGATCGTCACGCCTACGCGCTCGGGATCAGGCTGATCAGGTTCCGTTGTGATGTCAATGTGAATCGGCAGCGTGGTGCGCCCGGCTTTGGCCGGCTTGACTGCCTCAAGCGTTTCGCGCGGGATGATGTACTCGCCGGGCGCGAGCGCCTCGATATTGTCAACCGCGACAGGGTAGGCAAGTAAACGATGACCGTCAGTAGCGACTAGCACGACGTCGCCATTAGCGCGCGCGTCGACGCATACGCCCTTCAGGTAATAACGAATATCCTGTTTAGCTGCGCAGATGAGCAAGGCTTTGATGATGCTGTGGTCGATAGTGATTTTCATTGCAGTGTGCTCCAAGGGTTGCGAGCGCGCCCGTAGGCGCGCGGGTGATTAAACGGCTGCAACATCCGCAGCGCCGCGCGCGTATGCAGTGACTAGGCGCATATCGTCGGCGTTGACTGTCCACGCCGGCACGCCGCCATCGAGCGCTAGCCCGAGCCCGTCCGGGCGGTCTAGCAGCGTGCTGATGTAATAGCGACTCACGAATTGTCCGCGCGGGGTGTGCATGTGTCGGCGATCATAGAATTCGATCATCGGCGCGTCGTTGTTAATCAGGCAATCGCCGAGCCCGTAGGCATCGCCTGTGCGAACGATGCGGACGTTGAAACGTGAGAGTGTGAGCATGGTGCCAATCTCCAGTTAGCGCGCCCCGACGCGGAGCGCATGGATAGCATCCTGTCACAGATTTTGTGGCAGTGTCAAGCCATGTTTCAAAGTTTATATCGTTTTTCACTACCCCACGCAAAACGTGTAGCAGAGCGCGACAAGTCTTAGGGCATGGGCGGGATGGGGCGCGCGTGGGCTAGGGGCGTGGGCGGCGCTGGATGTAGGCGCCCCCCCTAGGGTGGGGTAGTGTGGGGTAGTAGATGTTAGATATAAAGTGATTTGAAAATATACTGTATATATATACAGTAGTGAAATTATAGGGAACTTTTTTTAGGGGGGTGCCCCAACTACCCCAACTACCCCACAGCCCCGCGCCGATAGCCCCACGCCAGCAGCCGGGTGCTGTAGGGCACCCCACGCAAAACATAAAACCGGTTTGTTATTGGGCTACCCCACGCCGCCCACAAATCACAAGGGCATGCGCCACTAGGCAATCGCCCGTCGATCCGTGGGGCACTACCCCACAGCACCCCACGGGCTACCGGTTGACCATGCACCCAGGGCAGCGTGATGTTATAACGTAACATCCGCGTGACGTGATAACGTAACGCTGGCAGCTCGAGGGTTGGGGCTGGCAGGCCCCCGGTGAGGGCCGGCGACCGGGCCGGTCAAAAACGGAGGGGTCGCATAAATTTTTGCAAAATGTTAGAATTACCTGTCACATAAATTGTTACAGCCATGACCTTCCAATCCTTGCCGCTTACCGCGCGCAAACTAGAGGCGACCGAGGCGCGCTTGCAGCGCATCTACGAGGCTGCCAAGTTGGGTTTAAAAGGTGACTCGCTGGCGTTGAAGGCTGGCATGCTGCCGACCGAGTATCGGCGTCTGTGCGAGATGGACCCTATTGCCGAAATGGCAGAACAAAAAGGACGCGCTGACGCAGAAGGAGCGCTTGCGGCTGTGATGATGGACGCGGCTATGTCAGGCGACACCAAAGCGGCGCTGGAAATTCTTCGTCACCGACACGATTGGGTGGCTAAGCAGCAGGTGCAGATCGACGTAGCGCAGCAGATCAGCGTAATATCGGCGCTTGAGAAAGCAGAGCAGCGCGTCATCGACGTGCAGGTAACAGAGCGACTGGAGCCAACACTTGCAACAGCCACTTTACAGCGCGTCTGATGAAATGCTCTTGATGACGCGGCTCTGGCAGCCGCGCATCAAAGACGACCCGGAAGCGTTTGTAAACTTTGCGTTCCCGTGGGGGCAACAAGGCACGCCACTAGCCAACTACAAAGGCCCGCGCAAGTGGCAGCGTCAGGTGTTGCGGAAGATTACGCAGCACATCAAAGACAACGGCGGCAAAATTGATTACAACGTCTTTCGGCTGGCGGTCGCGTCAGGCCGGGGGATCGGTAAGTCTGCGCTAGTCAGTTGGCTCGTGCTGTGGATGCTCTCCACGCGCATAGGATCCACGACGATCGTGTCGGCCAACAGTGAGGCGCAGCTCCGGTCAATCACTTGGTCGGAGATCACCAAGTGGCTGGCAATGATGATCAACAGCCATTGGTTTGAGATCAGCGCGACCAAGGTTGCGCCGGCTAAATGGCTGGCGGAGATCGTCGAGCGGGACTTGAAGAAAGGCACGCGCTTCTGGTCGATCGAGGGGCGCCTGTGGTCGGAAGAGAACCCGGACGCTTACGCCGGTCTGCACAACCTGGACGGCGTGTGTCTGATATTTGATGAGGCGTCAGGTATTCCAGACTCGATCTGGCAGGTGGCCGCTGGCTTCTTTACAGAAAACACGCCGCACAGGTTCTGGTTTGCTTTTTCCAACCCGCGCCGCAACCAAGGCTACTTCTTTGAGTGTTTCAACTCAAAGCGCGACTTCTGGTCGACTGAGAACATCGACGCCCGCGACGTCGAGGACACTGACAAACAGGTCTACGAGCAGATCATCGCGGAGTACGGCGAGGACTCGATACAGGCCAAGGTCGAGGTGTACGGCGAATTCCCCAGCGCGGGCGACGACCAGTTCATTGGACCCGCGCTGGTCGATCAGGCGTTTGGCCGACCCAAGCACAAAGACGAGACAGCGCCTATTGTGATCGGCATCGACCCAGCCAGGTCAGGCGGTGACTCGACGGTCATCGCGGTGCGCCAAGGGCGTGACATCATCGCGATTAAGCGGTACCGGGGTGATGATACGATGACGACCGTGGGGCACGTCATCGACGCGATCGAGGAATACAAACCGACGCTGACGGTGATTGACGAGGGTGGGTTGGGGTACGGCATACTTGACCGGCTGGTCGAACAGCGGTATAAGGTGCGTGGGGTCAACTTTGGCTGGAAAGCCAAGAACCAAGTGATGTGGGGCAACAAGCGCGCTGAGCTGTGGGGTGCGCTGCGGGACTGGCTAAGAACTGCGTCGATTGCGCCAGACAGGCAACTAAAGGCGGATCTGACCGGGCCTAAGACCAAACCCGACTCAAGCGGTACGATCTTCTTGGAGAGCAAGAAGGATATGAAAGCCAGGGGTCTAGCTTCTCCTGACGCCGCCGATGCAATTGCGGTGACGTTCGCATTTCCAGTCGCCTCCCGCGAACCCCGCGCAGCCATGCCCCGTCGCCACTACAGCGACCGCACCGCAGGCGCAACCGGCTGGATGGGCGCATGACCAAGAAGTCTGTCAGCCTGTCCGTCGGACGCGGCGAGAAGCTGCCCGTTAGCAAAGGCGCTGGGCTGACGGCCAAGGGGCGTGAAAAGTACAACCGCGCCACAGGGAGCAATCTGAAAGCGCCCGCGCCCAACCCCAAGACAGAAGCAGACAAGGGGCGCAAGGCTAGTTTCTGCGCGAGAATGGGTGGAGTAGCCGCCAAGGCCAAAGATGGCGAACGCGCCAAAGCGGCGCTCAAACGATGGAAGTGCTGATATGAAACCAGGTCTGTACGCAAACATCAACGCCAAACGCGAGCGCATCAAGGCCGGATCGGGCGAGAAGATGCGCAAACCCGGCGCACCGGGCGCACCCACCGCCAAAGCGTTCAAAGAAAGCGCTAAAACAGCCAAGAAGAAATAGCCATGCCACTCGTCAAATCACCCAGCAAAGCCGCCTTCCGCAAGAACGTAGCGGCCGAGATCAAGTCCGGAAAGAAGCCAGCCCAAGCGGTGGCGATCGCGTACTCCACCAAACGGCAAGCCGCCAAGAAAAAATAATGGCCTACGACCCGACAGGCATCATTGGCGCGGCAGAAGTCTCGGATGTAGGCGGCGCGCCGGACAAGGACACTGCGCATAAGCTGTCGCAGATGCGCAGTCGCTTCAAGATGGCGATTGCGGCATACAGCGACACGCGAGAAGATCAGTTGGACGACCTGCGGTTTATGGCAGGCTCGTCCGACAACCACTATCAGTGGCCGGCGGATGTGCTGTCTGTACGAGGGTCGGTGCAAGGCCAGACCATCAACGCGCGCCCGTGCCTAACGATCAACAAGCTGCCGCAGCACGTGCGGCAGGTGACCAACGAGCAGCGGCAGAACAGGCCGTCGCCTAACGTCATCCCGGTCGACGACGACGCGGATGTTGAGGTCGCGGAGATCTTTGACGGCATGATCCGTCATATCGAGTACATCTCAGACGCCGATGTGGCGTACGACACCGCCTGCGACAACCAGGTGACGTACGGCGAAGGCTACATTCGGATTCTGACCGAATATTGCGACGAAACGAGCTTTGATCAG